ATATATAAAGCTGAACGATCATTATCTGATAAACACATAATAGTATCGTTTGTAGGGTCACCCGTCATTCTAAACAATGGTGCGGGTATATAAGATAATGCGTGTAGTGTAATATCTTGCGCCACATTAGATAGCGTATCATCATCGAATGTATATTCAAATACAATAGCGTCTCGACCTGATTTAGCAGCAAAGTATAGAGTATTACCAAGTGTGATTGGCTTACATCTAGCTTCAGTTAAATAAGTTGTGGATAAATCAATAGATGCATTGGTAGGTGTCAATGATCCCGCACTTGAAGTTGCTACTTCAAATTGCGCTTTGTTACTTGTTAAGAAAAGAGATTTACGGAAACCGACGGCGTGTTTCAGATCATTGACGGTCGAAGAGGATGCCGTCAAACCAAAAGAATCACTATCTAAACTTTGTGTGGCAAAGTCAGGCCAAAAGGTAAAGTAATAACCCGCCTGAGAAAAATTAATATTTTCACCTGATACAAACGCTAATCTGTTTCTGTGAAACACAACGGCAGTTATTTGTTTTCCTACAAAGTCAGGATCAGGCGTAGTAGTTTCGTCGCCCGCAATTCTATCTTTATATTCGTCACCTTTTCTAAATGTAAAAGTTCCGTTAGCTTCTCTTACTAGAAAATGTGGCATTGTTGTTTTTTCAAATTCATTATTTATGCTTGGATTTGCCGCTTCAATCCAACCACCATTACCCGTATCAAACTTTGCCCAATAACCAAATTGTTCTCCATCGATGTTTTGTCCAACTCTAATGTAATAATCACTAGGCGCAGACGCGGGTAGATACTGACGATCAGGCACATTGTCGGTCATTGTGTATGGCCCGTAAGTTGCGTCTGATCCTGTGTGTTCAATAGTAAAAGCTTGACTACCTGTTATAACAACGGTCTCGCCAATTTGTTGTGTTGTGTAAGTTCCACTCATTCCTGAAAATGAAATGTTATTCATAATATTAGACGCCACCGCAGTATTACTTAAAGCATTAGTAGCACTATATGTCCAAACTTGATGACTAACACCTGTAGCAGTTTCTTTAATATTTATAGAATAAGCGGTTGATGTATTTGTAGTTCGACAATTAACCAACGCTCTATGCGGTCGTGAGTATGTGCTTGTCGCCATAGTGACCGTTTTGTTGTTGTTAGCAATAATTGTAAAATCTGCAATTGTAACAAAACTAAAACTTGTTTCGTCAGTTGTTCCTGTAGGTGTATTTAAATAAGTTTTACCATCAGGAAAATTAACGGTCTGTTGTACACCATCTAAATCATAAACTTCTAAGTCACCATTATTTATAATAATCATATATTGTTCAATAGCGTCTCTACTATACGCGTAGATAGCGGGCGTATCAGAGTCTGCTATAGATGTTAGATTTGTAATATGTCTTGATGCGGGTCTACTTTCAAAACCACCTGTCACCACAGATACTAAAATGTTATCAGCTTCTTCTACTTGACCAGGCAATCTAACAGGATCAGGTTGTCTTGAAACTCCCTGATATAAAGTTTTTATAGATTGTTCGATCAAAGTTCCCATTTAATTTCTCCTAAATTCCACTAAGTACATTATATCTTCGAGTTGCTCTATGACAATGTGTACTTTGTTGTAATATATTATTATCTTCAACCTCGGCTTCAGAATCCATCAACGCGGCATAGGCTTCGGCTTCTGACCTGACGGTAAAACTATCTAAGGCCGCTGAACCCATAGCTGATTCTTGAAATGATCTTGCAGCTTTTCTAGCAATATATAATTGCATTGAGGGTGTAAGTTCTGCGAATGGTAGTTTAATAATAACATCAACATATAAATCTTTATCAAAGATGTAAGTTTGTTCTTTAATGTTAAATAAGTAACGAACATTATTATCTGTTCTTATAGTAACATTAATATCTTTGTGTTCGCCGACCGTATCTAGTCTAATGTAGTTACTTGGTATCACAATTTTATTTAAATAATTTCTCATAGCTTTGACACCATAGTTAGTATTTTGATGCCAACCTTTAGCTAAAACTTCCGTTGTGACTTCATCTAGCTTTGCTTCCGCCGATTCAGCGTCAGGTAGTCCTGATGTTAAAGATGAAACGGGAGTCTCGCCTATACTATCAAGGACAATGTTTACTGCTTCTAATTTTGTAAGCATTTGATTCTCCTTATAAGATAAAAAAATAGGGCGACGCGTTAACGCCGCCCATATGGTTAGTTTTACGAAGTTTTAAATTCAACTGCCATTTCAGGTCTCATTGTGCCGTGACCGACAAACATTTTAGAAACCATAAAGTCTTCAAGTCGTCTTACATCTCTCTCTGTTTCGAGTGAAATGTCCATTAACTTGACGGTAGCAACTGATTGTGGACACCACATAACACCGACCGTTGTCGAGTAGTTTCCTCTGTATTTAGAGAATACACCCGATGCTGATGATTCGTCAGTAGACGGAATGTTCTTTGACTTGCATATAATTACGCCGTCAATGTTCATTGTTTCCGCTCTGTTGTCGATACCACCCGCAGCCGTTGCGTGTTGGAAATCCCTGTTTAATACTAGATAGTTACCATTAGTATCTTTTGCGTATTTGATTGCGTCAAATACTTCAGTAGTAACGGCAAGATATCTTTGCATATCTTCAGGAACATCTTGGTTGTACAATTTAATGTTCGCTTCTCTTATTGCATCAATCCAATCTGTACCACTATAAACACCCGCAGTTGCAGCCAAAGCCGAGTCAGTAATATTATTACCGCCTGGGAATGGTGATGCAGCAGAAGTTCTAGAAGCTAGGATTAGTTGTCTGAACACATTCTGATCGAACACTTTTGCAAGCGCTTTTCCCATTTCCGCAGAAATGATTGAACGCATATCGAAGTGAGATAGAATACGATCTAGGTCAGCAATCGCGTAGTGCGATACTAAGATGTCGTCAACATTAATTGTTAACTCTGATGTATCAAAATCATTTCCTAACATTTCTTGTCCAGGTGTGTGGTATTCCGCACTAGCTTTCCAAGTTTTAGGGAAACGATATGATTTTGCTCCACCGCTTAATGATTTGACGGTGTGCTTGTCTAAAGTGACCGTTGCGTTGTCAAAAGCCGTCAACACCTCACCACCGAATACATCTAGAAATAGACTTCGGTTATCTGTAGGATTCGACGCACCTTTACCAAAACGAACGGGCGCTGAATTATCGCCAAAAGCCATAATTGTTCTCCTTTGTTTTGTTGGTTTGTTTAGTTACAGATTTACGAGGATTAAATGTTGTTTCACGATTAGATTGTCTTCCTTAGAAGGTCTACCTTACTTCTCCAAATATTATCGTAAATAACCCTAATGGGCAGAAGCGCCCTTAAAAACGCAAAAAACAGGATGCCTTTCGACACCCTGTAATTTGAGAGGAAAACTTTATTCGTCGTTATCCCAAGTTGCAGATTGCATTTTACGCATTACTTCTTTTCTGAAACTTGGATCTGATTGATATTTAGGATTAGACATATCAGCTTTCATTTCTGACTTACTTTTATATCCATAAGTCGTACCTGGAAGTTGATTACCTGTAGTCATTTTAGGTTCAAATGTATTAGATCCCATTCTAACTTTCATAGCATCTACACCAATCTTCCATTGGTCACTTGCTAATAGTTCATTAAATTTAGATATTTCTTCTTGAGGTAAATTATCAACCGCCCATTGATTCATATTACGCCAAGCGTCTTCACCACCTACATATTCTAAAGCATCGCTGACCGTTCTGTCTCTACGAAATTTTATATTCTCTACATAAGTTTCTACGATATCTTTTGGAATTCCTACTTTTTGTAAAGCTTCATAAGTAGGCTCATCGAAATCACCATTATTTTCTAATTGTGATCTAAGGTTATCGTTTTGTAATCCCGCTCTAGCAATGATGGAGTCAACGGCTTGTTGTTCCGTTTCTGTCTCATTCTTTGTTTCCGCATTTTGTTGTGGTTGTTGTTCGGGAGTATTTTGTTGATTGGATTGATCAATTTTATATTGCAGTTCTTTCGCGTGATTTTTCCAATCATACTCACCTGTCTCCTTATTATAAAACTTATCGTGTCCACCTTCAGGCATTCCTTGAAC